AAAATAAGGAGATCAAGAAGGAAACTGATGAGATGAGAGATGCAAGAGAATTTGCTGAAATGTACTCCAAGCTGAACACAGCGGACAAGTACCAGGTAAAAGGCATCATGATTGGCTTGCAGATCAGAGACAAGATGGAGAAGGCGGTGATTGCTTCATGAAGAAGGATATTAAGGTGAAAGTGGTGCTCTCTGAAGGGTATGAGGAGAGATTCACCAAAGCCTGCATCAAAGTGGCCAAGAGAAGGATTGAGCAGCAGGAGAAGGTGATTCCGAGAGCAGAGATGGTACCGGAGAAGGTGCTGGCAGCAGTATAGGAGGCTCTATGGAAGTGATAAGAGAGAAAATCATCACATTCATCATGGGAGCCAGATTCATTGGGGTGTTGATATTTGCATCTGCCATTGATGGCCCGGATAACGATCTGAGAGTTGTGGCGGTGGGATTGATCATCTCAGGGCTGATGCTCTACATAGGCGGCCGGCTGGCAGAACATTATGGCATTGATTTTGAGTATGAGGATGAATTTGATGATGAAGATTATTAGAAAAGAAAAAAGGAGCTGATTGCTCAGATCAGCTCCCAGGTTATGCTCACATGTGAACACAATCATACCTATAAATAGTGTATCACAGAAGGGCTGAAATGTCAAGGAAAGCCAGGGCAAAACCCTGGAAAAATAAAGGGGCTAAAGCCCTTTTTAATCACTTGATAAGGATATTAAAGTTAGGGAGTGATGCACTATATATGTACGTTAGAAAAGAGTATGACCTGGGCAGGGTGAGACAGATAGAAAAATACTACCCAGGGAACTATGGAGCACCTGGCAGACCAAGGGCACCAAAGAGAAAGAGAACACCTGAAGATATAGAGAGACAGAACAAGACCAACCGGGAGAAGAGGGTGCAGAGATTGATCATAGCCAACTTCAAGGAGGGTGATTGGCATTTGATTCTCTCATACATGAAGGATAAAAGGCCAGGGAGTTTTGCTGAAGCCAAAAAACAGTTGCAAAGGTTCCTGGATGCCATGAGAAAGATATACAAGAAGGCAGGATATGAATTCAAGTATATCTATGTGACAGAGAGGGGAAAGCAGGGAGCCTGCCATCACCATCTGATCATTGAGGATATACCTGAGCTGAATACAACCAGGCTGGTGGCCAAGAAGTGGAAGTATGGCCGCCCAACGTTCAATCCTCTGTATGAGGAGGGAGAATTTGAGAGCCTGGCTGAGTACATAGTAAAAAAAGAGACAAAGGAAGAGCAGGAAGGATGCTCATATTCCAGGAGCAGGAATTTGGTTGTGCCGGAGCCAAAGAGGGAGATCATTCACAGAAAGAGATGGAGATCAGAACCAAAAGCTCCAAGAGGCTGGTATGTGGATAAGAATTCTCTGATAAATGGAGAGAACCCGGTAACCGGTTATCCATATCAGCACTACACAATCAAGAGATTGGATCCGGGAGGTGGCAGCAGTTGAATGTGAGAATATTCATAGAATCGACCTGGAAGGGCCCGGCAAAAAGAGATGGAGTTGCAATGTGGCTGGTTGAGTACATGAGAGGAGATGAACCGGTAACCAGGCAGGGATTTATTCACCTGGAAAATGGCACTGAGATCAGAGGCAATCTGATGGCAATGATCAATGCCTTTTTCATCCTGAAAAAATCGTGCTCAGCCTCAGTATTTACTCAATGCGAGAGCATTTTGAACACAGTGAGAAATTGCTGGCATATTCAGTGGAAGAAAAATGGCTGGAAGAATGCCAAAGGCAAGGATGTGAAGAATAAAGATCTGTGGGAGATGCTGATTGAGACAAGCCGGCCACATGCATACAGTTTATGCAGCGGGCATCATGATTATAGCAATGTGATGGAAACAGAACTGAAGAAGGAGGAAGCAAGATGGAAGAGTGGAAAGAACTCAGGAACCGGATCAAAGAATCCGCCCGGCAGAACATGAAGCACATGAGTGATGATGAGATAAATGAGGCAGCAGAACAGATTGCAGATGACCTGATGGATTGCTTATCAGATAACTTCAGGAGCCTCACAGAGATTCATCAGATTGTTGCTGGGGTAAGAGCCGGGCAGAATGTGCAGATAGCATATGCAGATCCTGATGAAGATGATGCATTTGATGAGTGCATAGTAAGAGCATGCTGGTAGAAAGGAGAAAGCAATGAACGCAAATGAAACAAGAAAAGAGCTGAGAGGAATATTGATGAATGATGGAGCCGGGAAGAGAGTGTATGTGTGCTCCAAGTACGGAACAAGAGGAAACAAGGAAACCAATTTGGAATTGGCAAAAATGTTCTGTATGTGCCTGATTGAAGGAGGATACACACCAATATGCCCACATGTATTTTATCATGAGGTGCTCAATGATGAGGTGCCTTCACAGAGAGCAGCAGGCCTGGAATTGGGATTGCACCTTTTGGAGGATTGTGATGTGCTCCTGGTGTGCAGCGGGCTCTCTGAGGGCATGAAGGCAGAGATCAAAAGAGCCTGGGAGTTGGAGATACCGGTTGAGATCATGGATATGAGTTTGATCTATGGTGAAGATCAGGCGGCAGCAGTACATGAGGCTATAAGAGGAGAATTGGAGGCACTATATGGCAAAGAGCATCATACAGAAGCATACAGATAAGCTCAGCAGAGAGTGCTTTTTGTGCAGAGAGGAAGCTGACAGAATTGGATATTTTGGAGAGCTGAAGCACACCGGGCTCCACAAGCATCATTTTGCGTTTGGGAGATTTGGTGCATTCAGGAAGAAGGCTGAAAAATATGGCCTTTGGGGCTATGTGTGCGAAGAGAGGCACCATGAGCATGGCCCGGAATCTCCTCACGATAATCAAGAGGTGAGAAAATACCTGACACAAGTGGCACAAAGAGCTTTTGAAGCGAAGTATGGCCATGAGCTGTGGATGCAGGAATTTGAAAAGAATTACCTGGATGAGGAGGTTGAATTTGATGAATAAGATGGTGGAGAGCATGACACAAGTGGATCTCTCTGAGATCAAGATGCCCATGGCGGTGATATATGACAGCCCCAAGGATTTTCCGGGGATGTATTTATGCAGAATATGGGAAGGAGAAGGCTGCCATCCGACAAACACAGCCATGCAGAAGAATTCCCTGGATGAAATGAGAAAAGATATTCAGGCAGCGGGATTTTCAATCAGGTTCCCAAGGGCAGAAGATGATGATCCGGTGATCCTGGAAACCTGGATAAGATGAATTTGAGGCTGATTGCAGAGGATGATGTGATGGAGATCCTCTGCAAATATGTGAGGGATTCCAAACAGAAAACGATAGTTTATGAGATCACAAAACTGCCTGGATGCCTGGCCACAGAAGAGCAGGCTTTGGAGATCATGGGAAGCAAAGAGATAGAATTTGAGGAGTAGCAGTGCCATGAAAATTGGATTGATTGATGTGGATAGCCACAATTTTCCGAACTTGCCGCTGATGAAAATATCAGCATTTCATAAGGTAGCAGGAGATGAGGTGGAATTTGTGCAGTGGCAGCAGGCAGAAGGAAAAACTGTGAGTGCCATATATGACAGAGTATATATAAGCAAGGTTTTCACTGAATCAGCAGAGCCGGATGGAAAGATCAGGTGCCAGGATATAAGAAGAGGAGGCGGTGGATATGATCTGAAGAATACTCTGCCTGATGAAATAGAGCATATATACCCTGATTATAGCCTATATCCTGAATTAACAAAGGATACTGCATATGGATGGCTAACAAGAGGCTGCCCAAGGTGCAATCACAGCTCATTTTGCATCACACCGGAAAAGGATGGCCGGAAATCGGTGAAGGTAGCAGATCTCTCAGAGTTTTGGAATGGGCAGAAGAACATCATTTTGTATGATCAGAACATTTTGGCCTGCCCGGATCGTATGGATCTATTGGAACAGTTGGCCGGATCCGGTGCATCTGTGGAATTTAATGGCGGTATGGATGTGAGATTTTTCAATGATGAAGTGGCAGAAGCTCTGAGAGGGATCAAGGTGAAAGATTATCATTTTGCATGGGATGATCCAAGAGAGAATTTGATTGATAAATTCAGAGAATTTGCTGAGAGTGGCCTGAAAAAGCCAAGGGATGTGGGTGTGTATGTGTTGGTGAATCATTGGAGCACTCATTTTGAGGATTTATACAGAATTTACACACTCCGAGCCATGGGATTCATGCCATTTGTGATGATATATGACAAGCAGAAGTTTGTGGATTCCAAAGGCCATTGGCTGAAGGGAGTGGAAAAGATATACACCCGGCAGCAGTTGCAGCATTTTAAGACTTGCCAACATATGCAGAGATGGTGCGGAAATAGGAGATTGATCAAAACTACACCAAACTTTGAACAATATGAGAGATACAAAACATGGAAAGAGGCAGGGATGCCAGTGCCGGGATAGGAGGGATAGAAATGGCTCAATATTGCAGATATTGCAACAACCTGGTTGTGGGTGATGTGGCATACTGCCAGGAAAAGAAGAAGGAGATCCCGGAGCACCTGGCCAAAACCACAAACTATTGCCCACTCTATGATCTTAATGGCATAGATGCCTATGGAGAGAATGAAAAAGGCTATCAGCCAAGACATAAGAAATGCACAGATAATATAGCCGGACAGATGAGCCTTGATGATTTTTTTTAGGAGGTGCAGATGCATAGCACAGTATTTGTTGATTCACTCACCCAGGTGGATATGTCAAGGATCAAGATACCAATGGCAGTGACCTATGATTCACCAAAGGATTTTCCTGAGCTGAAGCTGTGCAGGATATGGGAAGGGGCTGGGTGCCATCCCACCAACACAGCAATATACAGAAACACAATAGAAGAGCTCAGAGAGGACATAAAGGCAGCAGGATTCTCAATACTTATCCCCAGGAGCAAAGGGGATGATCCGGTAATTGTGGAAACCTGGATGAAATAAAAAGAAAATGGAGGATAAGCCAATGGAACAATTAACAATTGAAAAACCAATCAGATTGATAGAACTATTTGCTGGGATAGGATCTCAGGCAATGGCACTCAGAAATATTGGAGCGAACTTTGAAAAGTATCTCATCTGTGAATGGTGGGTGCAGGCATTTGCTTCATACAAGGCAATTCACTTTGCTGATGATCAGACAGATTACAGTGAGGAAAAGACAAAAGAGGAATTGATCAGCATTCTGCATGAGCTGGGAATATCCAATGATGGAAAAGAGCCAATGAAGCTGGAACAGATTCAGAAGAAGCCTGAAAAGTGGCTCAGAGAAACATACAACAACATAAGAGCAACCAAAAACATTGTGAATATAGTGGCAGCAGCGGGAAGTGATTTGAAGGTGGTTGACACAGACAAATACACCTATATTCTTACATACTCATTCCCATGCCAGGATCTTTCAGTGGCAGGGAAGATGAGAGGCATGGATAAAGGATCAGGAACAAGATCAGGAATGCTGTGGGAGGTTGAGAGGCTCCTAGGAGAGATGGATGAGCTCCCTCAGGTGCTACTGATGGAGAATGTGCCTCAGGTAATGCAGAAGAAGAATATGCACAATTTCCTGGCATGGCAGCAGTTTTTGGAAAGCAAAGGATATAAAAACTATGCACAGATACTCAATGCAAAAGATTATGGAGTAGCTCAGAACAGGCAAAGAGCTTTTATGGTATCGATCCTGGGAGATTATTCATATGAGTTTCCGGATCCAATACCACTCACAAAAACAATGGCTGATTATTTGGAGCTTGAGGTGGATGAATCGTATTATGTGGATTCTGAGAAGGCGGATAAATTGATCATAGAGCTGATGGAATCAGGAAGGCTGAAGAAAGATGAATGAGATAATGCAGATTGGAAATATATGTGCTGATGCATCTGCATGGAAAAATCCCTCAGTTGGAAGAGTGTACGATCAAAGAGGATTGGCACCAACAATCAACAGTGGGGGTGGTGGCTGCCGCCAACCATACATTATTGAGGAGGTAAGCAATGCAGAGAATAATAGTTGCCATGAGAGGCAGATATAAAGGTGAGGGGACAGCTCAGCAATTAGAAGCTCAGCTCAGCGGATTGTGAAATACATTAACTTCAGTGCAGAAGGATAACCTGGTTTTGGAAATGGAGGAAGAAGATGAGCAACCGGATCATACAATTGGGGAATCTTAGAGAAGGAACAACCACCATAAAAAATCCGAGCGGTGGCAGAGTTTTTAGTGGGGGGGTATTGCACCGACCATCCTGGCAAGAGATTACAAAGATCCCAAATTAATCCTAGAGGTGAAAGAAGATGGAAGCAGTAAAGATAAAACAAGCAACTAAAGCCGGATTTGCTATTTGGAGAGTGGGGGGGGTGGCAGATCTATCATTCCCGGCTTCCAAAACGAGAAGAGGAAGAGTTC